GTCCCTTGCATCCTATCAAATGTTAAGGCAATCGAGATACAATCTCACCACATGCGCTAACACCAATAAAATGTTCGGCGAAAATATAGAAAGTAACAACAACACACATGACGAAGTCACACTGGCTGCTTTAACAAACTTACATATTTCCCATAAGCGAGAATACTAACGAGTAAACTTAACTACTTATAGTCTACTAGCATACAACTTCATAACCCCTTAACGCCAAGTAAGTTATGCATGTTCCGATTAACGTCCTCGGTCGTATGCCTTTCCGTGTTCTCTACCGTTGTGCCGACGTTACCATCCAAGCCGAACAAATTATTATTTGCGCCACGCAGTGCTGCTGCTTTCATCTGGATGTGTGCCTCTCTCGCACGTATTGGAGTTCTAGAAGTCATTTCATAGAAATCAAACGCGTACCGAGCTAAGCTCATGTCGGTTAAATTGCGCTGAAGACCATATCGTGGCATGTATGGTCGGTCTTGGTTACGCTTTTCAATGTACGCTTCAGCTACGTCACTGAAATGGGCCATTATCTGCCTAAATGTGGGTTTGGCGTGATCAATGAGCGGTTTGATCGGGAATTCCACCTGATCATCACCGTCCATCATCACCCACATTCCGTTGATATTTGGGGAGGTTCCATTCTCAATGCACCAGACCATTAAACCATTGAGAATTATTTGCATTTTATCCTCCGTTAGCTCGTAGTCAGCCATGACACCTTCAAACCAAGTGTCAAACTGCTTCCGCGTTGAACGCGTATTGGATAGATCCGTTTGCTCCGGCGTGTACAGAATCAGATGATCGAGATTGAGAGCTACTCTTTTCTCGTACTTCGGCACTCGCATTTTGCTCGTTAGGCTTTTGAGCCTAGGCACACTAAAAGTTCCAGAGGTTCCGGCGTTCACTTCGTTGTCACGTTCGCCCTCCTCTAGTGCTGCGTTTTTGCCTTTCTTAAGCGCTAGCTGCTTTTGCTTCTCTCGCTCTTTCTCTGCTCTCTCTCTCTCCTTTCTCTCCTTTTCTGCCTGTTTCTGCTCATCTGTCAGGCCTGCATCAAGTGTTTCACCTGCTTGGTGGTATACACACATCTCGGTACCATCTTCATAATCTTCAAAGATTGCTTGTAGGTACTGAGTGAGATCTTCTTGAGCTGGCTCTTTGTCAAGGTAAAGCTTTCTTAGTGCTGTCTCCGCTATATATGGAGCTTTTCCCTCTTGTGCCAATGAGCTAAAAGGAGCTTGTTCGATCATCCATGCATAAAACTTGCGTATCTCGTGGGTCAACTTATCGTATCCCCACGATTCAATCATTGCTGCGCAGATTGCCTCAAGTCGGTGGCATGGCTCTTTTGATCGATCCCATTCCAGGATCGATACTATTCGTTCTGGTTCCAGCTTGGGAATCCAGATTCCTTCTCTTCTGTGACCTTGGTGCGACATAAACCAAAGGTCACCTTTTTCCCTGGTTCTTGAATCGAAGGTGTACTTCAAGCCCAGCTCACGGAAATTCTCCGCCATAGTGTCAAGGACATACTCGTACTTTGGGTGTACGCTTAGCAGCAAATCGTCTCCATTGACGAAAAACCTAATAAGGCTATCGCGCAATTCATTTGGGATCCCACTCTTCTTGAGTGAGTAGTTGACTGCTAGTATGACCATGAGTGTGTTGTCCACAACTGTCGATGGTTGTCCGCTGTTGTTCCCTTTGAACTTCTTCACGAGTGTGCCATCTGGCGTTGAGATAGGAGTGTACACAATTTCGGTATACAGATTTCTCAGCATCACTTCTCCTATATCCCACTCTTCCATGAATTCCAAGCGGATGTTGAGTACTGCGTTGATCAAGTACGGCGATAGTGAACTATCGAACTGTGATCCATCGGCATCACAATATACCCAACCATCTGGTAATGATTCCAACAAGCGATCCCAACCACAATAAAACTTTGTCATTCCGACGCTCCAAGGAGCTCTGAGGTTGTGATCGTAGAATTGGTTATTGAAATCATCCACACAAACTTTCCCACCTAACAACGTGTCTAGTGGTGCGGCTGTGAACGTCCGTGTTTTGTTAGCTTCCACTTTTTCAAGTGGTCGCAATTCTGCCTTCAGTGAGCCATTCCAGACTCCCATCTTTCCCAAGAAGAGTCGTTCACAACTTTGTTTCAGTATTTCTTCCTTCATTTCAGGTGTGAACTCAGCGAAGTAATCTTTCTTCTTGCCTTTATACAACGCTCCGACTGCAGATTTCATATTCAGGGCTTCGAATATGTCAGTCTCGTCAGTGACGTAATTACACG